CCAACCCCATGCTGATAGAAACAAAGTTGCTGAATTTTAAACAGTTTTCTAAAATGCCTATTTTTCGATATAGTTGTTAATGATTGCCTAGAATCCATCCAATATCCCGTTTACTGCTAGGCAATCCCCGCAAATCCTGCTACAATTCAAAAACATCTTTGCATCTCCACAAGGAGCTTTTTCATTATGGCTAAAGTCGCCATTATTACCGACACCCATTTTGGGGCATCCAAATCCGATGAATGGCTACTGCAAAAGCAGATGGATTTCATCCAAGGCACATTCTTCCCTTCCCTAGTAGAACATCATATCTTCGACGTTATCCATATGGGCGACGTCTTCGATAACCGCCAAAACCTGAACACCAAGATGCTGGATACCGTTTACAGCGGCTTCTTTGCGCCACTGCGCGATAGCGGGGTCAATCTGCGCATCTTGCTTGGCAACCACGACATCTACTACAAAAACACCAACCGCTATCACAGCCTGTTCCCGCTGCCGGATATTTTCGACAATGTTACCCTGCTTGACTGTTTTGATGATTACATGATTGCAGGCGAGCCGTTTGCAGCCTTTCCGTGGATTAACAATGATAATCTCGAACAGGCTTTGCATCATGCCAAGACATCCCATGCCCGCTATGCCGTAGGGCATACCAATATTATCGGCTTCGAGATGCAGCGCGGGCGCTTGGCCGATTATGGTCTAACCGCCGAAACATTCAAGCGATTCCACTTGTTCTTGACTGGCCACTTCCACTTAAGAAGCCGCAAGGGCAATATCGTTTATACGGGCAACCCCTATTACCTGACATGGGCTGATTACAATACCGAGAAAGGCTTTGCCATCTTGGATACCGAGACAGGCGAGCTATCCTATATCGCCAATCCAGACGACCCTTATACCCGCCTGCAGTACGAAGCCATAGACCACTCAACCTTCGACCCCGCTGCCTATCAAGGCAAGATATTAGAGCTGCAGGTCAAGGATTTTGCCGTATCTGACCACGCAGAGTTCCGCGTATTGGTAGATGAACTGCAAAAGGCCTGTTACAAGTTCAATGTGGTAGTTCAATCCAATATTGAAACGGTATCTGATTTATCCGAAGCCGTTAAGCTTGACAGTAATGGCGGGATTAGCGCAAAAGACACCATCTTGGCCTGTATCGACGGCATTGAAGTTCAAGGCATGGACAAATCCCGCATTAAAAACATTTTGGGCAAGCTGTACGAAGGGGCACAGGCATGAGTAACCACATTACATTCAAAAAACTGACCTACCGCAATATCCTGTCTGTAGGCGCAATGCCCATCACGTTAGATTTAACTAAAAGCCCCACCACTGCCATCCTTGGGGCAAACGGCCAAGGCAAATCCGTATTCTTGGAAGCGCTGGCCTTTGTACTGTATGGCAAGCCCTATAGGGATGTGACTAAAGGTAAACTGGTCAATAACAAAAACAACAAAGACCTCTACGTTGAGGTAGAGTTTGAAATCGGGCAATCCACCATCATTGTTCAGCGCGGCATCAAGCCAGACGTGTTTAATATCCTGATTGACGGCAAACTTGTCGACCAAAACGCCAGCGCCAAGGATTATCAGGCCTATCTCGAGACAAACTTGCTGCGCATGGATTTTGATACCTTTAAGCAGCTAGTGCTTATCGGCAAAACATCCTATGTTCCCTTTATGCGCTTAAATGCGCCTAAGCGCCGGGCATTTGTGGAATCCGTGTTATCGCTGGATGTATTTGCCAAGATGACAGCACTTCATAAAACACAGAGCGCCGAAACCCTGAAGCTGGCCAATGATGCCAATGCCGATTTGCAATACTTACAAGGCCAAGTATCGGCCACAAAGACCATGATTGCGCGTATCATTGAAGAAGCGGCCAAGGCTGCCCAAGACCGCAGCGAAGAGTACAAGGCCGATATGCAGCGCCTGATTGAACGGGTTGAAGAACAGAAAGCGGCTATCCAAGATTTAACCGCCAAGCGGGCAGCGATTAACTTAGAATCAGTCAAGGCCATGCGCGAATCTGCCGACAAGGAAAAGACTGCCAGCAGCCACGAAATCGGCAAGCTGCAAATCCGCAAGGCCGACGTTGATACCCGCCGGGCATTTATCCGCGATAATAACACCTGCCCTACCTGCAGCCAGCAAATCGATAGGGGCTTCAAAGAAAACTACCTGATGGAACTGGATACCCAAGCAGAGAACTTTGAAGATACCCTGCAGCGGCGATACAAGGAATATGACCGACTGCAGGCCGAGCTCAAAGAGAAAGACGAGCTTATCCGGCAAGCCGCTCGGATGGATGATTTATTGCGCAGCCTAAAGCAATCCAATCAATCCCTGTTACAAAATATGGCCGATATTGCTGTCAAGCTTAACGCCCCAACAACCGCCACGGCAGATACCACAAAAGATGAAGCCAAACTGAAAGAGCTTGAACAGGCAGTGGCTGCCAAGCGCGAAGAACTGAATGCCCTACAGGCAGAAGTTGAATACAATAACATGGTAGCCAAGCTGCTCAAGGATAGCGGTATCAAGGCCGTGATTATCGAACAGTTTATTCCCACCATCAATAATACGATTAACCTTTATCTGCAGAAATTGGGCTTGTTTGCCGCCTTCAGTATCAACAACCAGTTTGAAGAAGAAATTAAGATGCGCGGCTTTGAGCCGATGCAGTATAATCAACTATCTGAAGGCGAAAAACTGCGCTTCGATATGGCCGTTATGCTGGCTTGGCGCGATATGGCAAGGCTGAAATCCAATATGTCTTGCAACCTGCTCATTATGGACGAAGTATTTGACAGCAGCCTTGACCAAGAAGGCGTCACCGCTTTTGCAGACCTGTTAAAATTACTTGGCGGGTTGAATGTGTTTGTGATTACACACACGCCCGAAAAACTGGCCGACAGTTTCCGTTCCTTTATCCGTTTCCAGCGGGTAGAGGGCTTTACCACCCTAGCCCCTGTTAGCGGCTTGTAATCTTGTACTTGGAGTTTATCCTTATGAAAATCTCACAGAAAACCCTCGAAATCTTGAAGAACTTTTCCGGTATCAATAACAGCATCTTCATCAAGAAGGGCAGCCGCTTGGCGGTTAAATCCTTCGGCAATACCATTGTCGGCCTGACCCCAATTGAAGACGAGTTTCCGGTAGACTTTGCCGTGATTGATATGTCAGAGTTCCTGAACGTAGTATCTTCATTCGACGACCCCGAGTTCGAGTTTGAAGAGCGCTGCGTGAAAATCAGCGGGGATAATCGAACCGTTACTTACTATTACGGCAGCCAAGCCTACCTCGAGAGCGCCAATGTTATCCCGAAACGCGATACCCTGCCGGATTTGAACAATATCGTGGCAGCCTTTACGCTGTCTGAACACGATTTGAACAATATCCGCAAAACCGCTGCCATCCTGCGCTTGGAGCGTATCGGTATCAGCAAAACAGGGGTTCGCCTGTTTACGCCCAACAAGCCGACCAGCAATGAAGTAAAATTCGACATCCCGGTAGAGTGCCAAACCGAGGACGAATATCAATGCAATATCGATTTGCTGAAGATGATTCCCGACACCTATACAGTACGCATTCAAAACGGCGACTTGGTAGTCTTTGAGCGCACCGATGGCTTGGCCTATGTAGTCGGCTTGGAGCGCAAATAATCATGACTACCGTTCTTCATAATCCCCGTGAATTCTTGTTCGTGGAAAAATACCGCCCGCAAACCTTGGATGATTGTATTTTGCCCGAAAGAATCCTGAAGCCGTTTCGGGAAATGGTTAAAAAAGGCGAAATAATCAATACTTTGCTAGTGGGTTCAGGTGGTGTGGGTAAAACCACCGTCGCCAAAGCCCTATGTAAAGAACTTAATTGCGACTATATCGTCATCAACTGTTCTGAAAACGGCAATATTGACACCCTGCGCACTACCATTAGGGAGTTTGCATCTACCGTATCACTAGATGGCGGGGTAAAAGTCGTTATCATGGACGAATCTGATGGTTTAACGTCAACTTGTTTTGCTGGCCAGCAAGAAGTTACTATTGTTCAAGATGGCCAAGAAGTAAACGTGCCAATCGAAACCCTTGTTGATATGGGCGAATGTTCATTTGTTACTTATGATTTGGCGACGGGCAAAGAAAAAGAAACCCGTGGATATGCTTATATCAGCGGTGAGAAGGAAGTGTACAAATACACTTTTGACGACGGCAGCGTAGTATATTCTACCGACGACCATAAATTCTTCGATGAACAAGGTAACGAAGTTACCCTTGACATTGGAGTAGAAGTGATTAGTAGATGAAACTGACTGCTTAAATACACGCATATCTTCTAAACATTGTAAAGGAAAGATGATGTACGTGTACAAAGTTACTTGTATCCCAACTGGCGAATTTTACTTTGGCGCAAGATGGACAACTTTGCCTGATAAGAAATTGTTGTTTGATGACGATTTTTGGAAAACTTATTTTACATCTAGCGCCCAAGTTCGTTCGCGTATTGAGAAGTACGGATTATCTGCTTTTTCGTATGAATGTGTATGGGAAGGCGACGATGTTGATGTTTGTTTGCAAACAGAACGGGATGTAACTCTTGCTAATTGGGGCAATCCGTTACTACTTAATCGTGCAATTTGGCAATTTACCCAAGAATCCGTGAAACGCGCTGCAGTTTTTTCAAGATATTCGCTGGCTCGGCGTTCATTGGCTGCTTTTGTGTTTACCAATCGCAGAGGCATTGAATTTGCGCGGATTAGCGAAGTTGCCCTGCATCTTGAACGTTTGGATTTTATCGAATCCAATAGAAATGTACGATACGTGAGAGCCAGAAAGTTTTTACAATCTATCCCGACATATTCTACAGATTTGCCTAGAACAATCGTAAGCCGCGACGACGTTGAAATGTCAGTCAATGTTGGTTGCGTTAAGTTTTTCCAATCTATCGGCTTTGTTAATGCGAGAAATCAATCTGTTGTTGACAAAGTTAGGATTGGTAACTATAAAGAAGGCAAAACGCTTATGCACAAGGATAATATCGAAAGATGGTATCCAAGCGAAGATGTGGATAAATGGGTTGCCGAAGGTTGGCAATTCGGGCGCTGCCCGCTAATGCGCGAAGTTATCCGACAAACTAGCTCAGGACGATGTCATACTGAAGCGTCGAAGCAAAAGATGAGCGAATGTGCTAGACGCAAGGTTTATTACACGTCTCCATGTTTAACAAAATTGCGCGCTTTTCAACCCGGCGACGAAATACCCGCTGGCTGGATTAAGGGAAACAAGTTAAAATCCCGTAACCAAAAAATTTCAGAAAGTATGTATGAACAACACCGTATCGAAAAAGAAAGTGGTAAAAAAAGAAATTGTCGGCGAAAAACTCGTGTATGACATTGAAATTTTCGATGAAAATCATAATTTCATGCTTGCCAACGGGGTTTATGCCCATAACTGCCAACAAGCCCTGCGCAACTTCATTGAGGAGTTTTCGGTAAACTGCCGCTTCATCTTTACCGCCAACTTCAAGAATAAAATCATTGAGCCGCTGCATAGCCGCTTGCTCGAGTTTGATTTCACATTAACCAAAGAAGAAAAGCCCGCTATCCTGATGGCATGGGTTAAACGCCTAACCCAAATCATGCAGCAAGAAGGCATCCAATACGACCCCGAGTTGCTGACCAAGGTGGCTGTGCATTTCTTTCCCGATTTCCGCAAAACCCTGAACAATATCCAGCGCTACAGCCAAAGCGACACATTGGAAATCGGCGCATTGGGTATGGCAAGCTCGGAAATGGTTGACGTTATCTATGAGATGCTCAAAGGCAAGAAGTTTTCCGATATGCGCAAGTGGGTAGCCGAGAACCCCGACACCGACATCAACGTGTTAGGCCGTTCCCTGTATAACCATATCGACCAGTATGTACAGCCTGCCAGCATCCCACAGTTCATCCTGCATTTCAACGACTACCAGCACAAGAATGCGATGGTAGTTAACAAAGAAATCAACCTGATGGCCTTCCTGACCGAGTTAATGGCAGACTTGCAATACCTCTAGGAGATAGATTATGTCACTATCGCCTTTTGATATTGCCAAGAACATCAATGCGCAGACAGGCATCCTACCGCTTGAAGAAGTATCCGGCAGCGATTATATGCTGAATGCCATTTACTCAAATACCAAGGACACGGTATTTGCAGCCAATGAAGCCAACAAGTTCGGTTATCATTTGCCCAAGGATGCGACGTATCGCTTCTATTATCACTTGTTGCCAAAGAATCCACGCCGTTACGGTAAATGGCACAAGCGCCCCGTGGTAGATGACGATATTAAGCTGATTAAGCAGGTTTACGGCTACAATACCGAGCGGGCATTGGAAGTATTGCCCATGCTGCAGGATAGGTTGCCCGCCTTGCGCGATTATGCCTTTCAGGGAGGGTTTGGACGATGACAGATGTTGTACTATGGGAAATCGAACCCCTTAGCAAGCGCGAACTGATTACGCTTAGGGAAACCCTGCGCCGTATCGGCCTGATGAAGTTTGTCAAGGGGGAAGGCTATACCCTGCATAGGATGTGTTATTGTTACATAGTCGGCAAGCGGCAATACCTATGCCATGCCAAGCAGTTCAGAGCGCTGAAGCGGGGCAATCAACCCATCCCCGAACTTGATGAAGATGAAAAGCAGTATTTGGAAAACATTGTTCATCTGCTCCATAGATGGGGATTGGCAACCGTATATGGCACACCGCAATTCCGCGACAGCCATAAAGTAAACGTGGTCAAGTATCACGAATTTCGTAAATTTAATTATGACGGAGGATTATCATGAATCATCTTTGGACTATCACCAAATGCAAACTCAATGCGATTGCGCCCAAGAAGGCTACTCAAGACAGCTTTGCCTTTGACCTGTCGGCCTGTATCAACAGCGGGGATTATGTTCCCGTATGGTTTGACGATAATCACAAGACTATCGTGGAAACCAAGGTATTGCCTGAAACGGGTGAACTGGGCTTTTGGTTAGAACCCAACGGGCGTGCCTGCATCCCTACAGGCCTGAAGTTCAATATTGCCACAGGTTACGGCGTATTGATTGTACCACGAAGTGGTTTGGCCTTGAAACACGGCTTATCCCTGATTAACTGCGTGGGCGTGATTGATGCCGATTACCACGAAGAAGTCGGCATTACCCTGTTCAACACTACGCGCCAGCGCCAGTTCATCCCGCACGGCACACGCTTGTGTCAAGCCTACTTGGCCAAGATGGAAAGCGATGACTTGGAAATTGCCGAGGGCGAAGAAGCCAAGCCCGTTAAAGGCGGACGCAAAGGCGGATTCGGTAGCACCGGCACTAAGGCATTAGAAGCCGATACGCCTGAAGACCAGCCCGCTAAAAGCAAGGCACGAAGCGCTAAGGCTATCACGCCTTATGAAACCCGAGTAGAATCCGCTGAAGAGGCTGCCAAAGATGAATGATGTAATCCTATTACTGACACAGCAGGGCGCAATCATTGGCCAAGTGATTAACCGCAATCTTGACAATGAAGTCGAATTGGCCAACCCCGTATTGGTTAATCGCAGCATGAATCAAGTGATGTTTGTGCCTTTGCTGGATATGACCGAAGAAACCAGTATCACGGTATCTGCCAAAGACTGCCTGTTCGGTTTCAAGGAGTACACGCCCATCCCGCAAGTGGCCGAGCAATATCGGCAGATGTTCAGCAAGATTGTCGCCCCACAGCAATCCATTATCGCCCCGCGATAAACGCCGATAAAGAAACATCCCTATCCAAGCGGTAGGGATGTTTTTACAGGTATAGGCCACAGTCGCTTCACAAT